GCTCGTCAAAAGTGTCAATCCAGTTACAGTAGTCAAACATAAGTGAGGCGGCTGCGGCGATCATCACCCCGGTTACGTCGCCCACGTCCCGCACCTTGATTACTGTGGGTTCAACCAACCGGTGGGGGTTGTCTAACTGGCGCAGCCATTCGACGTAGGTTGCGTCGTGGCGTTTGCCGGTGGCTTTGATTGAGGCCAAAGCCTCAGCAGGTATTTCGATGCTCATTTTGTTGCTCCTTTGTTTTGGTGACCTTGAGAGTATAGACCTAACCCTCGCTAGGTGTCAACGTTAGGGGTTTCGGCGGTCAACCCGCCCACCCCGGTGGTGATACGATCACCATCATGCCTTACCTCTTAACTCGCTCACCGACCGCCGACTCATGACCGCTCAACTCGTCGCCGCAATCAGCGCCTCGATCGTGGCGATCATCACCGGGGTGTTCACCACCCTCACCGCCCGCGTGCGAAAAGAGAACGGCACAGCGCACGACGCTAACTTCTCCATACTCAAATCCATAGACAAACGCACCGAAGCGATCGATACAAAACTTGACCGCACCACCGAACGCCTCGCCGAGCATGAGGGGTGGCACCGGGGCAAAGGCGACACTATCTGAACCGTCAGCACTAACTAGCGAGACTCATGTAAGATGCGTTCACCTCAGAAGTAGCGGAGAAATCGCATGGCGAAATCAACTCAACTAGTCGAACTCGACTTGAACGAAATAAGTGGAGTAGACCACCCGGCGAACCTGCACGAGGGTTGGTTGGTGCTCAAAACAAGCGCCGACCCACTTGAGAAAGCGCTCGCCGCGGCTGCTGAGGCCATGACCAACAACAACAACGGAGAACCAAACATGGATCTATCCCATGATACCGAGGTTGCTGACGTGGAAAAAGAAGCCACCCCTGCGGTAAACGTAGACGCTCTTCAAAAAAGTGTCGACAGTTTACAAAAGTCCCTCGACGAGGCGCAAGCGGAAACCGCTGCGATCAAAACCGAACGGGACATGGAAAAAGCAGTGGCCCGGGCTGAAGACTGGGCAACCTTGCCGGGCGTGAACCCAAGCGAGTTCGCACCTGTTCTTCGAGCCCTCCACCAAGCATCCCCCGACCACGCCGCCACCCTTGAGGGTGTTCTTGACGGCTGCGCCACCGCTTTGAAAGAAGCCGGCGTGCTTAAAGAAATCGGCACCGAAGAAACTGGTGAAGACCTGTCCGCTTACGAAACCCTTGAGGGTTTAGCCAAGGGGCTCGTTGAAACTGGCGACGCAAAATCCATCGCAGACGGTATCGGCAAGGCTGCTGAAAGCAACCCTGACGTTTACGCTGCTTACATCGAAGAAATGGGAGGCTAATAATGGCCTACGACGCAACGCAAATCTGTTTCGGCCAGTTAACTGCTGCCGCCGATCTATCAACCAAACAATACCACTTCGTAAAACTCGCTACGGCGACAACCGTGAACGTCTGCGACGCAGTCACCGATGTTCCGATCGGTGTTTTACAGAACAACCCTGCATCTGGTGGCACCGCCACTATCTGCGTACTCGGGGTGAGCAAGGTCGTCGCTGACGCAACTCTTGCCGCCGGCGACGTGATCGGCACAAGCGCCGACTCACAAGCGCAACCAGTAGTTCGCGGAACCGAAACAACCGTCACCGTCACCGGGCAAGCCATTACGGCCGGCTCAGCAGGCGAAACGGTTACCGCCCTTATCAACATTTCAAACGGCCGCGCGGCCTAGGAAGGACTGACTCAAAATGCCTCAGCCCACCCAAACCGACGTACACGTCGATTCCGTTCTCACCAACATTTCGGTGGCATTCCAGCAAGACGCAGCTCGCTTCGTCGCCCCGCTGGTTTTCCCATCCGTGCCGGTGAGCAAACAATCCGACAAGTACTACACCTATAGCCAAGCAGACTTTTTCCGAGACACCGCTCAGGTTCGTGCTGACAGCACCGAGTCTGCCGGGTCTGGTTACAGCCTGTCGACTAGCACCTACTCCTCGATGGTTTACGCCTTGCATAAGGACATCGGCGACCAAGTGCGTGCCAACTCAGACAACCCGTTAGCACCTGATGCTGACGCTACCCGTTACATTTCTCAGCAAATGATGATCAAGCAGGAAAGGGATTGGGCAACCAACTTTTTCGCAGGCTCGATCTGGGGAACCGACGTTACACCCGGTACCTTGTGGTCAGCATCTGGCTCGACCCCCATTGCTGACGTTGAAACTGGCATGGAAACCGTGCTCACCAACACCGGGATGCTTCCCAACACGTTGGTGATTTCGTACGCCGTGTTCTCCCAGTTGAAAAACAACGCGGACATCATTGACCGTTTCAAATACACCTCCTCAGAAAGCATCACTACGGACATCCTTGCCCGTTTGTTTGGTGTTGACCGAGTGTTGGTGATGAGCGGTATCCACAACTCGGCTGCTGAAGGCGCACCTGCTGCTTACAGCCAGATCGGTGGCAAGGACGCACTCCTTGTTTACTCGGCACCGTCAGCCTCGTTGCTGTCGCCAACCGGTGGGTACAACTTCACTTGGACAGGTTTGTCTCAATCTGGCGGCATTGGCTCGTCAACTGCTGTAAGCCGTTTCCGTATGGATCACCTTCGGTCTGACCGGATTGAAATCCAGTCAGCGTGGGACTTTCAGGTCGTCAGTAGCTCTTTGGGTTACTTCTTCGACAACGTAGTCGCTTAGACCGCCCACATCGCTGAACGGCTAAAGGCCGGAGCCGCCGGTTTCCGGTTGGCTCCGGCCTTTAGCCGTTTCATAAACTAAATAACCGTTTCAGGAGAAACAAAATGACATGGACTTACGGTGGTGACCCAGACGCAAACGCACGCGACGCAATCCGTTTTTTGGTGGGCGACACGGACACGAATGACCAACTAGTCAACGACGAAGAAATCGCGTGGGTTAATAAAGAAACCACCGGGTCGGCAACCGCCACGACCGGGGTTTACGATGCCGCTGTTCGGTGCTGTTTGACGATCGCTTCCAAGTTTTCGCGGCTCGCTGATCAGTCGGTGGGTGACCTCAAGGTCAGTATGTCTCAAAAAGCCAAGGCGTACCGTGTGCAGGCTGAAGAACTAGCCAGACTGGCGAACCGTGAAGGCTCGGTGCCTGTCCCATACGCTGGGGGGATCAGCATTGCCGACAAAGACGCAGACCGCGAAGACTCAGACCGGGTTGCCCCGTGGTTTTCCACCGGGCAGTTCACCAACAAAAACAAAGGCGGCGTCAAAAGTGTCGTAAACGGTAACAACTCGTGACTGCGGTGTCCAACCAGTTCGCCACCGATCTGAAGGTCAACATGACCCCGGACACGGTGGAGGTGCGTACCTCGTCAACGGTCAACAACTACGGCGAACGCACGTTCGCTGGGGGTGCCACCACTTACGACGCTTACATCACTCGCGTCGATGAGGCCACTCGAGGCGACCGCAACGACCTGATCAACGTCGACTGGGTTGTTTACATCCCTGATAGTTCGGTGACGATCGGCGTGGATGATCAGATCACGTTACCTGCCCCTGTGTCGGGGGTGCGACCCATTGTGAGGGTGAACACGAAACGCGACCCGGCCGGCCAAGTGGGGGTCGTTGTTTACGTTGGTGCTCGGTCAAAGCGAGGGGGCTAGTTATGGGTGATTCCTCGATACGTATTGAGGGCATCGAAGATGTTCGCCGGTTGATTAAAAAAGGCAACCAGATTGTGTTACACGCTGCCCGAGTGGCGGTGAGCGACGCGACTGGTGAGGTCGCTGACAAGGCAGACAACCTCGCACCTGAGGATTCCACCGATTTGCGTAGTTCGCAAACCATCAACTGGCCGTCCCATACGAGCGACGACCCGACTGGTGAAATCGCTTACGGCGGGCCGTCAGCCCCGTACGCTGTGGTTCAGCACGAAAACCTTGACCTGTGGCACCCACCTAAACCACCCGGCAACAAAGACGGCCACGTCGGTGACGGCCCGACCTCACCGGGTACCGCTGGGTCACCTAAGTACCTTGAGTTTCCACTCATGGAAATGCGTAAAACCTTCGACGATAAAATCGTTGCGACGATCAAGAAACTACTACGATGACTCTTTTACTTGACCTTGGTAACCACTTGGACACGGCGACAATCGCCACCCAAGACCTGACGATCGGTGTAAACCTGTTTCTCGGCCGACTCCCTGACACCCCTGACACTTGCGTGTCGTTGTACCAAGCGAGTGGGGGTGCGCCGGTCGACCAGTTTGGCTCGGCTGCGCCGCAAATCACTCAACCAAGTGTGCAGGTGCGAGCCCGGGCCGCTGATTACTCAACGGCTGAGGCGTTGGCGAACGACGTGTGGGGTGTGCTTGTTTTGGTCGCTAACGCGACGCTCACGTCGACAAGGTATTTGCGGCTCGAGGCTAAGCAAACGCCGTTCCCACTCGAGCGAGATACGCAAGATCGAGTCGTATTCGTTTTTAACCTCGAGGCCATTAAGGAAACGTAGTGCCACCTGACCCGTACGCCGAGAAACGTGTCCACGAGGCTGGCCGCACGTTTGAGTCGGTGAGGTGCGCCAACCCAAAATGTGCGGGGGCTGCGGCGGCTCGGGGCGGCAAATCAGCGTTGATTGCGGAACTAGTTTCGGCACCGTGGCGGTTAAAGTGCTGGCGTTGCGGCCACATGAACGCGTCTTCGGGGCGGGTGCTTGGGCGTTAACCCTTGAGGGTTTCTGCCCCGGTGTTGCGAAAAAACCCGCATCGTTTGCACACTTCCCACATCCAGCGCTTGCCGGCCGGCCAAGTGGGTTTGTATTCCACAGGGTGGGGGTGCCACCTATGGTCGCAGCCCATTAATCGGAGCGCCATGACAGAACCAGCCACATTGCCCAACCGGCAATGATGACCCAACCAACGGTTACGAGCAGGTCACTCATCTGCGTCCTCCAAACGGTATGCCTCGGCGAGTATTCGCTCAGCGAGAAACGCCCAACCAGCCATCATTGGCTGCCCGTTTGACGGGTGGGCGTTTCTCGCCACGAGCCCAGCGACAGCGGCGAGGGTTTCTGACCCCCCGGCGAACGCTATGACGTTACCTTGGCTCGTATTGCGGTAAAGCATCCCTGAGGTCAACTCCGGGTGGTCGTCGAGGTGCTTGTCGAACCAGTTTGCTTGCTCGAGTGTGAGTCGTGTGAAAGTGTGTCTACTCATACTTGAAAGCATACACCTAGCAG